CTTTGTAATACTATCTGGTTCTAAGATCAGATTATGTATAAGCTTACCCTTAATAAGGTGATCTGCAACAATCTCTTCTCTTATACCATTGATATATACGTCTTTAAAAGACTTTGGACTCCATAGTAATCTACTAAGACTACTGTAACTAAACTGAAAAGGCTTCTCATAGAAGCTATTCATTAATATTTGCTCTTCCATATTAGATACCAGTTGATTCGTTATTGTGATCATGCTCTTCTTCTTTTGACCAGTATCCTTGTTGATACATGTAATTACGAATCTCAGCACCTGTTATCTTATCGTTTGTTGTTGACTCTATTCTTTCAAGAAATCCAATCAAATCAACACAAGCTTCTTCAATGTTTTTATTGTCCGCCATGTTTTTGTTGTTTAAGTTGTTCTGCTACCTCTTCTGGTAGATAGCCTAATAAGTTTTTCTTTGGAAGGAACTCTAGTAATTCATAGATAGCTGTTACATCCTGCATCGCAAAGTCTTCCTTCATCTGTTCTATAACAGCTTCAATAATTGGGTCTTCCATATTAACTATACTTTTCTTCCATCATTATAAGAGCATCTCTTTTTGTTTGTGCTTTTACTGATGTACCAACTTTCTTTGAACTCACACTAGTTTCTAATACACCTCTCCATATTTTTGAGTTGAATCTATCTTGTTCTAGTGTCCATAAATCTCCGCAGAGAGTTACTCTGTATATACCTGGTTTTACAAGAACGATACTTCTGTTGTCACTAGGTCTTAGTTTTTTTGTTTGCATCACAACATAACTTTCTAATAAGTCTGCGATGCGTTTTAACTCATGATGGATACCAGGGATATTCGTTGATATCAGCTTCTGACCCATCAGTGTTTCATGTAGTTGTGCCATAATCTTTTTATTTATTCCATATCACGTCCATACCATTTACCTAGTATGTTTCCGTTATAGGAGTTTGTTCTTAATACGTCTAACTTAACTTGCCAAGCAAACTCAGCATATGTCAAGTACTTCTTTGTTTTACATAACTCTAAGATTTCTCTTGAGAACTGCTCTACACCAAGTAACTTAACATCTGCTGATAGTTCTTTGCTTGATCCATAATACTTTAACCAGTCTGACTCTTTCTTTATATACTCGAATGTCTTTCTTGTTTTTGTTTCTGCTTTACTACGAGCTGAGATTCTTTTCTTCTTTGTATGGTACAAAGACTTCTTTCCTATATAGATCTGACCTGTTGTTAGGTTAGTGATCTTATAGACAAATCCTTCTAGTTCATGGTAATTAGGAAGCTTATCAAGAGAAGTGATAGCTTTACGCTTGTGCATCCAAGTTGTCTGACTCATTATCTACTACGTGTTTTGTTATTAAAGGGACTAAGTTGATCATTACTTCTCTAGGTCCAAAGTCTCTAATAGCATCAGCTAAATCTTTGCTCATCTTTAAGTGAACATAAGGTATATCATAATGCTCTTGATACTTCTTCATTGCTCGAAGTCCTGCTTCATCGTTGTCAAAGATAGTAATAATCTTCTTATATTGATTCTTATACTTATCAATGACTTCCTGCTTAATCATTGTGTTCTCAGAGTCTGGTGCAATCACATCAACACTGAGCTTTAATGATTTTAATGCCATCAAGTCTTTAAGACTAGAGGTAATAACTAAGTAATCATGTCCTTTTAGTTGTTCTGAACCTTGTATATAGTTCGCAACCTTAATAAACTTCTTATCCTTTACAGTTGGTTGGTATATCTTATACACCTGATTGTCACTTGTAAAGTAGCCATACAAATGCTTGCCTAATATCTCAAGCTCTTTGTGTTGACCGTCTTCTTCTTTAGCCATAATGTAGGATTGTAAGGGCCTAACATTATGCTCATCAAGTAATCTACTGCCTATGTTAAACTTAGTCCAGTAGTATTGATCTGCTGTTGTCCAGGGCCGTGTAGTTGTATCCTTAACACGGTATTTACTATAGCTTTTAAACTCTTGAACATCAAAGCCTCCATTATTATGTAAGATAAACTCATTGTAATCCTCAATAATAGTTCCACTTGCCTGTCCAAAGCTACACTGGTACAAATGCTTTACTAAATCAATAGCCCCACCACCTTTATCTGTTGAGAAGTCCTTAAACTTATAGATACTTTTCTTCTGATCAAAGTAGATACACATACTTGGTGTACGTTCTTTTGGGTTGAAAAGACTCTTTACCTTAAGATCTTGACCAACAAGCTTGTCAGGTAGCTTGCAATAGTGCTCGAATATCCATGTTGATGGTACGAGCTTAACATCTGAGATTAAGTTTTTTGTACTTAGCATAACCTGTTGTAATTAAAGGAGAAAAAAGAAGGGCAGAGATAAAATCCCCACCCTTTCTTACATCACCTAACCACTAATACTATAAGCTGAAGTCGTTGTTTGGTTCGAAACCTGCAACTGGCTTATCTTCTTTTGGCTCACTAACGTGTAGTGCTCTATCAAAAGCGATAAGATCAGCTTCGTTACCCTTTAACACATAAGCTTTCTTTCCTGTCTTGTCATATGGTAAGAACAAGTCATACGCAGTATAACCTTTTGCATTCTTATATCCACTTGCTGCAACAGTAAATACCATTGAACGGTTAGCAAATATCTTAGATACTGCATCAACGTGATCAAAGATAGTAGATGCCGCAATGTTATCAACGGCATCTCTAATAGGAGCACCTAAAGTGTTTGCTAAGTTAATTACTGCTTGTAAATACTCGTTATCACGCTTGTTATTGATAGTCTTTGTAGTACCATCTGGCATATTACGAGTAACAGTGCTATCCTTCATTGGATATGCTTTATACTTTACACGACCAATCTGACCTAAGTGACGAGGGCTAGAAGGATCATTAGGATTAATAAAGAAACCTTGGAAGTTTGGATCTGTTACTGCTGGAGTTTCTAAGTTTAGAACTAAAGCAACTGAACCATCAGTATCAAAACTACGGTTTTTAATTAATTGAACATTAAGAATACGTGCTTCTGTTGTACCTGGTCCGATAATTGGGCTAGTCTTTGCTACTTTTTCTTCTACTGCTGCGAAATCTTTTGTACTAATCATGATTGTTTTTGTTTATTATTGTTGTTTACATTAAATGAATACTTGGTCCCAATACGTTACCAGACCTGTTGGTGTCATCTCTGATACCATAAACTCCTGATCTCTTAAGTGAGTTGGTCTAGCCCCACATGAGATTTCATCTGTTGTTTTAAAGCTTAGGAAGTTTTGCTTTCCCTTGCGATACAGATAACCAATAGCATCTGAATTAGATGTGGTAATACGTTTAAGCTTACCTGTTAGATCTAAGTCAAGAACATTTACTTCTGCTCCATTCTTTTCTAACATCGTATCTTTAACGTGTCCAACTAAAATAATGTGAGGAGCAAGAGTCTTGATATACTCAATAACTTTTGTGAATGCCTCACGTAACCACGGATAACCCGCGCCGTTTGGTAAGTTCAATAAGCTTGTATACTTAGGCTTACCTTCTGTTAACCAGTTTTTTCCCATCGAAGTCTTTCCATACAACTCTTCTGCGAATGGTAAACAGATGTCTTCAAGTGCAGTGATTGTATCTACTGCGATATACTTATACGGTTTATTTGCTTTTAAGATCTGCTCACCGATGGCTTTTATGTCTCTAACAGATGTTGCCTTGATCTTTAATGCATCAACATAGTCAGTGCCACTCTCAAGGTCTAAGATTAGACAATCAGGTAGTCCTGCTAGTAACTCAGTCTTTCCAACTTTTGGTTTTGCGAATATAACAAGATTCTTTGGATTCTTTACTTCCGCCTTAACTTTATCTATAGGTAATGTGAACTCTTCCATTATTTGCTTCTTTGTTTATTTACTTTCTTTATTGCTTCGTTAAGATAATCTTTTGAGCTTATTGGCTCACACTGAATAATTGCAAGCAAGTCAAGTACACTAAGGTTACTATAGTGCTGATCTTCTGCTTTGAAATCATTTGATGATAACTGCTCTAACTCAAAGTCAAGCACTGCTTGTGATGGTAGTTCAGGTTCATCTTGTAGAGGTGCATATGCTTCCTTCTCTCTTGTTGTACGTACTTGTTCAGTAACCGTAGCTTTTGTTATAAATACTCCTTCTTTACCAACTGCTATAAGGTCAGCAAGAGGAACACTATACAATCTATTCTCAACAGCATCTTGTGCAGTATTTGCATTAACATTAGCTAATGGATACTCTTCCCAGTATGGACACTCTGAATTTACGGTGAATAGGATACGATCATCCATTGCTACATAACCTTTCTTATCATCTGAAGACTTCAAGATCTCAAAGAAGAAGTTACGTCTAAACTGATTACCATAGATGTTTACTGAATCTAGGTCTGTTGCGGCATCATGCCAGATAGTTTTAAACTCAACCTTTGCGTTTGGGAAACCATAGTCAGCTAAAGCATCTTTATGAAACTGAGTTAGCTTACTATACAACTGTTTCTTCTCGTCAATAGTCATGTTTGTTTTACTAAGAACATTCGGCCCTAAGTCAGGCACTGCTTTTGGAACTGAGTTCAGTATACTAAACTGTCCCTTCAATTGATTCATCATATTTATTAACATTATTAAGGATTTACTACTCTTCTTCTAGTGCTGATAGCATCAACGTCTCTATCAGGTTCGGGACATTCAATGAACTTGTTTGCTGCAAAGTCACCTCTAAAGAATAACACAGCATCTGACTTACCATCTCTAGCTTTTAGTACGTGAACAGCAACATGGTCTTGTTCTACTTTGTACTTATTAGGACCGTAAATCATTAGGTTCTTTTCAAAAGGTCTGTCTAGTGCAAGCATTAAGTCAGCATGGTTATACAAAGCATCACCACCGTAGATATCTGATGTATTAGGATAGTTACCAGCCTTACCTGGTTGACGTCTCTCATTACTTTCAATATCCCTGTTCATCTGATTAAGAACGATAAACAAGCATGGTATTGCTTTCTTTAACTCAGTCATCATAGTACCAAGATTATGAAGCATTGCAAGCTCACTTTTCTCAGTACCCATCATTACAAGATAACTATGGTCAATAGTGATAATCATTGGCTTACGATGCTTTGTCCACATGGCAAGTATGTAAGCTCTAATATTAGATACAGTACATCTTTTTGTAATGACAAAGATCTTATCAGCACCTCCTGATTTTTCTTTCTTGTAATCAACATAACCTTTAAGAAAGCTGACAACACTGTCATCAAGTTTCTTCTTTGCACTAGCAAGTTCTTTTACGGACAAGCCTGTCTTCTGACTGTACTCTCTTAAGGCAATCTTCTCGTCTGTCATCTCAAACTGAAAGTCAAGTACGATAAAATCCTGTGTTGGGTTCAAGTCATGAACACTTCTTGTTAACTCAAGCATGAAGGTAGTCTTACCACCTCCTGATCTTGCAGCAACAACAGAGATAGTTCCCCATTCAAATCCACCCATAGTAACCTCGTTGATGGTATTCCAGGGTGTTTGAACTGATTTGATCTGTCCTGTTTTGCGCTTCTCAATGTAGTCTAAGCCCTTTTGGTTTATAACCGATAAGGGTACTACGTCGTCTAAAATGTCTGTTAGTTGTGAGCTCATAGGAAGATAAAAATACGAAAAAGTTACTACATAAACAACTAGTCATGAACATATCCTGACGATAAAATCTGACCATCTGTGTCACGAAGACTCTCGATAGTAGAAGCTAGTTCGGATACTCCATCTTTCATTATAAAGTAGGTTGAGTTTTTCATATAAGTAAATCCATTTGGGTTGCTCTTGAACGTATTAGCATACATCTCAGTGGCATCAAATACTTCTTGCCAGGTATAGTCAGGATACTTTTTAAAGAAGTCATTAAAGCGTTTCTTTAAGTCAGTTGGGCTAGTACGTAGTACTCTTCCTGACACTGCACCTTTTGGGAAGTAGTCTCGATAATCAAGTAACAGATCATCTATTTGCGGGTGTTTCATCTGGTTTGTTATAACAACTTTCTTCTTTGGCTCGATCTGAGCATAGAACTCATCTATTATTTTTATACCAGACGGGGTAATAGCTCCTTTATCTGTCATGAATCCCTTAAGCATTAACGCTTTATCAATATTAGGGCTATCAATAAGATCAGGTGGAGGTATAATACCCTTGTGTCTAAAATCTAAGTAGACAAACTGATTCAGTGTTAGACGGTTAAGAATCAGTGGTGTCCAGAGGTTTATAATCATAGGCTACTTTTGTTTAGGTTATTTGTTCATTATTTAATATATTATTATGTAGAGATTCTCTAAAGGGGATGCAAAGATAATGCTTTGTTTCATATCTCCAAACTACTGCTTAACGCTATTAAAAACTTTATATAAGATGGCAACATTAAAATATTATGCCCAGAAAGATGCTTTAGGGTTTCCAATCCCTGGTACTATGATGGGTACTACTGGTAAAGTTCCAGAAGACAGTATAGAAATATCTGCTGATACTGTTTTGCCAACACATCCTGATGGATTAAAATACATTGTTCGTTTAAATAAAAAAGGTAAGATTATAGCTAACTCATTAGTTGCTGTTCTTGATGTACCAAAAGGAAACATATTAGACGTTACAGCAGTATCAGAAGCAGAAAGCTTACTAACAGAAGATAACTTTAGTCTAGTTGCAGAGAACGACGACTTAATCATACTATAACATTTAACATACATTAAACATGGCAAATAAAAAGATTAGTCAATTAACTTCAGCATCTGCATTAGCAGGTACAGAAGTATTACCAATAGTACAAGGTGGTACTACAAAGAAAGTAACAGCTCAAGCTATCGCTGATTTAGCAGCAGGTGGAGGTTCTCAACCTCTTGTATTAGATATTATAGCAGACGGTACAGTAGTTAGTAATAATCAACAAGTTAGACCTGTTACTATGGGTTATATTACTACAGCTTCTGGTAATCAAAGTATTGAAGTTAAGACCTTTTTAGAAGTATATTTTGGACAGGGAGCAACATCAACAACTGTAACTCTTCCAACTTTTGATATAGGATCACTTAACGTTAGTAATGCAAATCAATTAGTTACTTTAAGTTTACCTGCTTTCACGACAGCTATAAATACTGGAATGGCTATTTTTTCAGTAAACAACTGTCAATCATTAACTACTATAAATATTCCTGTTCTTGCAACTTTGCCAAGCAATACTTGGTTTTCATTTAGCGGGAACGCTTTAAGTCAAGCTACAGTAGATACTCTTTTAGCTAAGTTTGTTGCTAGTGGTGCTACTAATAACCAGGTATATTTAGATGGTGGTGCTAATGCTACTCCTTCATCTGCAGGTTTGGCTAGTAAAGCTACTCTTGTGTCAAGAGGTTGGACTATTTCACATAACTAACATATAAAACTATATATCATGTATATTCAAGCTGATCAAAATAACGTAAAAACAACTACAGCTCCTTCATGGAGATTGGTCCATAACGGTACAACAGTACTTGTTTTAAAAGAACAAGCATGTGTTATTGCAACTGGTGAAGGTAACGAATTATTTGTTGCTGCTACGGAAGCTGAATGCTTGGCAGAGATTGCTCGTTTAGGTTTAATCAAACCAGATTATATTCAATAATAAGTAATTAAGTTATGGCAAAGAAGTTCTATGCTCAAAAGGATGCTCTAGGGTTCCCAATCTTGGGAACTATGATGAGTGCCTCTTCAGTACCTAATCAAAAAAACTTGATCGAGATTAAATCTGGATTAGGTTTAGGTGCACACCCACAAAAGTTTAAGTATTATGTTCGTAAAGACAAAGCTGGTAACATCTTACCTAATAGTCTTTTTACAAGCTATACTAAGCAATCATCTGCATCAACTATTGATTTGCATACATCTTCACTAGCTTCAAGCTGTATTCAGTTTGTTGCTAATACTACTTTATATAATCAGCTTACTTTTGGAATGCGAGTTGGTGCAACATCAAATATAACATATACTGCTACATGGGGGGATGGTACTACAAGTAATGGTACTATTGTTGCAGGTGACCCTGTAGAGATCCTTCACGATTATGCTGGTGAAAATACTGCTTATACCGCACAACTATGTTTTAGTGATGCAACTAAAGTAACATACTTAGAATTTTACGCAGCTGATTAATATTAGATAACATGGCAACAACGATAACATCGATATCAGGTTTACAAAACCTACCTAATCTGCAAAACTTTAATGCAGACTGGAACTCTCTACAAACAGTGAATCTATCTGGTCTTACTCAGTTAACAACTGTAGATATAAGTGATAATATAACTTTAGATGATGATGGTTCTTCATTAACTAGTGTTAATCTATCTGGTTGTACAGCTCTTGAAGAATTACGTCTTGATGATAGTGACTTCTCATCTGGCATGCCTAATCTTATAGGACTTACTAATTTAACTTGGTTAGATTTAGACCAATCTAGTATATCAGGGTCCGTAGATTTATCTATGCTTACTTCACTTACGGGTTTTGACTTATCAGGAAATAGTGTTACATCAGTAACATTACCAGAATCAAATCTTAGTAATGTTATTCTTTATGATAATAATCTTACTGAAGAAGCAGTGACTAATATACTTGAGTGGTTAGATGGCAGTGGTGTTGAAGAAGGTAATGTAGATTTAACCGGTAGTGGAAACGCTGTTGTTACAAGTAACGGTCTTACAGCTAAATCAAACCTACAAAGTAAAGGTTGGAATGTTGATGTAAATGAACCCATCAACAATAACTTATCTTTAACTGTTGCTAACAACGGACAGTTTGATATTGCTGAGAATACTAATTTTACTATCGAATGGTTTCAGTATTTAGCAGATGATACTAATCATCCAAGATCATTTAGTTTTGGTTCTTACTTCACAGGTGGAGCTTCTCATGCAGTAAGTATTGAGAACGGAACATTCTACTGGTGGGTAGGTGGAGCTATTAGAATCAGTGCTCCTGTTAATATAACAAATGCATGGCACCATTTCTGTATTCAAAGAACTGGAGCTATAGCTAAAGTATTTGTTGATGGATCGCAAATTGGATCTACAACATACCCAAGTGCAATACCAACTGATGGTAAACCATTATACATTGGTTCTGAAGGAGATGATAGCTTAGCTGATGCATTGTTCTCTAACTTTAGATGGAACAGTACAAATGCAATGTATGATAATTCAGGATTTACAGTTCCTACAACTGATTTATCTGTAGAATCAGGCACTACATTAATGTTATTCCAAGGTGGTAATTTAACTGCACAACTTACTGATACTTCTGAATCTAATGCTATAATAACTAATGGTAGTGGTACTTATAACAGAAGTAATCAATCTGTTAATCAATTTGGTAGTGTTAGATTTGGTCAAGCATATGGATTTGTTTATACAGTTAGTACAGCACCAACAGCAACAAGAGATTGTTTCTTAGGTAACTCTACTTCTTATTTTGCACCAGAACCTACTCCAGCACACGTTAGTGTAATTCATACAAACGGTGGGATGAATAGTCCATACTTAGGAGATGACACATCCTATTATGCATATGCTCCTGCATCTAATTCTGGATTAGTTTATACTGCAAATATTAGTTCTACAATTGGAGAAGTACTTAATAAACAAGTTTGTGTTTAATCTTAATAAATAATGACTAGAGAAAACGCTTCTATCGCTGCTTTCAAAGCCTGGGTATTCCCAAGTTTAGTTTCTATTCTTGGTATGATGATCTGGCAAGATGTATCTGAAATTAAATCAGATGTAAAAGCACTAATGGCTCAGTCAAATATAGATAAGACACGAATAGATAACTTAGAGCGAGCACTATATACAAGTAAACAACATTCAGTAGCAATACGCATACCACATCCACCAAACAAGCTACCTTCTCAGGTATTTTATCATGAGATGGTAGCTATTAAACCTAACCACGATGAAGAAGACAACAGAATCAACAAGCTTTTGGACGATATTTAAAGACAACAACGACTGGAATGAAAAGTCAGTAGTTGGTTTCATGTCTTTTGCTGTAATGGTTATAGCAATGACTGTAGACTTAGTTACAGGATATCTAGGACAAGAGTTAGTTATAAACGATTACATCTTTAACGCTTTTGCTATTATTACATTAGGTTCTTTTGGTATCTCTGGTGCTGAAAACATCATGGGTAAGAAGACAAAAGATTCAAACAAAGAGGAAGATGTTCACATGGAAGGATAATAATGAAGAATATAGTTATCGTCGCTATTATTATTATAGCGTTTTTTGTAGTTCTGACTCAGCGAGGATGTATAGGTCACTCAAATAGTAGACAGCCTGATACTCTTGTTGTTACTGATACATTCTGGACTAAACACGATAGTCTTATCGTTAGAACAGTTCCTGCTCCATACGAGGTTCCAGTACCTTTTGAAGTACTAAACACTGAGTATAAAGCTGATACAGCTTATCCTAAATTAAAGCAGCAGTATGAAGACTTAGCTAAACGCTTTGCTTCAAGAAAGATTTATACAGACAGCGTTCATGTTGGTCAGTATGGTCATATACGTATAGTTGATACAGTTACTGAAAACAAGATTGTTGGACGTAGTTTTAGAGAGAACTATAAGATTCCTGTTGTAAAAGAAACCAAAACGATTACTAAATACGATGATCCTAAACGACAAGTCTATGTTGGTGGCGGCCTTAACCTTACTAGCGGGGGTAACGTCAGAAGTGCTGAAGGCGGTATACTATACAAGACAAAGAAGGATCAAATATATGGTGCGAAAGTTAACATTGCCACGGATGGTACAACGTCTTTTGGCATACAGACGTACTTTAAGATCGGAAAGAATTAACCTAAACAAATAAACCATGAGTATCTTATCATTTTTTAAGAACGTGTTTAATACTACTAAATCTGTAGTTGAAACACAAGTAGCTCCAGTAGTTGCTCCCATTGTAGAAACAGTTGTTGAAACTGTAAAAGAAGAGATCGTTGAGATCCCTGAAGTAGTTGCTGACAAGATTGCTGAAGAAGCAGTAGCTAAGCCAAAGAAACGCTACTACAAACGTAAGAAGAAGTAGTAAATCACCTAACCACTATATAATATGTTATTAAGACTAGGATCTGAGGGAGAAGATGTAAAGAAACTCCAGCAGTTTTTAGGTGTTGATATTGTTGGTAAGTTTGGACCAAAGACAGATGCAGCTGTAAAAGCATGGCAATCTGCAAATGGTCTTACTGCTGATGGTATTGTTGGTGATGGTACTTGGGCTAAGATGTTTCCATCTCAGACACAAGCACCTGTCACACAAGTTACAACACCCCCTGCTGCAACTTCCAGCTTCAAACTAGATCGATTAAAAGGACATGTACCTGATGCTGTTATTGCAGCTATTCCAGATACTGCTCGTTTATTTAATATTACTACGCCGTTACGCCTAGCTCATTTCTTAGCTCAGTGTGGTCATGAGTCTGGTGGCTTTAAAGCAACACAAGAGAATCTTAACTACTCTGCAAAAGGTCTTAGAGGTATATTCAAAAAATACTTTCCAACAGATGCTTTAGCTGCAGCTTATCAACGTAATCCACAAAAGATTGCTAACAGAGTTTATGCATCTCGTATGGGTAATGGTCCTGAAGCATCTGGCGATGGATACAAGTTCCGTGGAAGAGGATACATTCAGCTCACAGGTAAAGAAAACTATACTCGTTTTGATGCTACAGTTCCAGAAAACATTGTTGCTAATCCAGATCTTGTAGCTACAAAGTATGCATTAGCATCAGCAGCATTCTTCTTTAACAGCAATAAGCTATGGGCTATTTGTGATAAAGGGGCTGACAATGCTACAGTTACAGCAGTAACTAAACGAGTTAACGGTGGAACTATTGGTTTACCAGATCGTATTAAACACTTTAAAGAGTACTATCACTTATTAGCATAAACTATGGCAAATCTTATTGAATACTTACCTTTACCGTTAAAAAAGCTTTTTAATACTAAAGAGTTTAAAAGTGCGATTAGAAGATATACAAAACCTGTATCACCAGTTAGTTATCCATACATGTGGTATCCTGAAGCTGGTTTAACAAATGAAGGTGTTAAGTTTAGATACATTGATGGTACAGAACTTACTTCTTATCATATTAAAGGTATTGCACAAATTAATAGTTCTGGTAATGGTTTTGAACAGTATTTATGCTCAGTAAAGTTTTCTTCAGTAGGTGAAGGAGGCGCACCTTTTATTATGCCTGGTAGTATTACAGGTATGTTCATGAGTGGTGGAGAAGGTAATATTATTACTACTCCATTTGCTAATGGTGCATTAGTTGAGCTTAATGGGTCACATGTACCAGTGTCTAGCTTAGATGTTAACTTATATCCCTATAATAATCCTCAAGAAGATGGTTCTTATATATATGCACTTGTAATAGACGCTACAGTTGAGAATCCAGATAACTATGGCATATCAGGTTTGATATCATATGACTTTGAGTTTTTATTAGATAACTATCAATCAGCACCAACTATTTTCCAAGACTAATTATGGCAAAGGTATTTAATCCAAATAATGCTCCAACAACTGGAACATCACAACAAGTACAAGAAATCATTCAAACCATTAAAGAGAAGAAATAATGGCAAAGGCAAAAGGATCAGCTGAAGCAAAGAAGATTGTCTTCGGCACTAGACGTAAAGGAAAACATGCAAAGACTGCTGGACCAAAAGCAAAAGCAGTCAAGAAGAGTTACAGGGGACAAGGGCGTTAATCGCTCTTTTTCCATGTATAAACTATAAGTATATGAAAGCATTACTATTTGTTGTTTGGAGTATTGTAGCATCTGCATTATCGATACAGAGTTACTTTATATACTCACACTTTTTTGCTCCTCAAAATATTGTTAATCTTATAGGACCAGGAGAAAGCATAAACGTTTCTTCTGTTGAGAATAAGATTGTTATGGGTAATCTAGCTGGTAATCGCAATCTTGCTTTTGGTGTTAAGAATATCATGGAAGAGTTCTTACAAGAAAAAGACTACGTAATCAATCCATATGCTACGAAGAAGATAGAGATTGAGATTATCTATCTTGATGTATTAAAGACTCAGTCTAACTTATCAGTCTTCCATAAGAATACAGATGCTGTAGTTATACGAATGAAAGGTAAGTTGATTGAAGATGATAAAGTAAAGAAGACAGTTATAGTTGAAGAGTCTGCTGAGGAAGTATCAATGGCTGCATTAGTTATAGATGAAGGTGGTAAGTTTAACCAAACTAATCTATCATCAGCCCTAAAAAAATCTTGTAACACACTAATCACAAAACTATTATAATGAAAAAGCTTTTTTATATAGTCCTTTTACTATCTTTTTATAGTACTGCCTATAGTCAGAACAACATTAAGTTAAGACTACAAGATGATTCAACATCAGTTAATGTTAACGGTGCAGTCATCAATAAAGGAGATGAGTTTATAGTATCAGTAAAAGCAGATGGTAATGGTAATACTACAGCTAGATCGCTTTATTTCGATTTTGAGTACCAAAATACAGCGTTTGAGCTTGTTACTGTTACAAATACGGGAACAGGTGGTAACGGTGGGATACTTCCTTACGGTTCTAGTATTACTATGGACTGGTATACTTATCCTGGTTATACGTGGGTATCTTCTCAAGCGAATACCACTCCAAATGGTAATAGTAACTATAATAATGCTGCTTATTCTTTTACGGCTGGTGGACCTAAAACTATTCTTAGGGTCTATTTAAACTGGGCTACTCCTAATGGTATGCCCTATGCTGGAGGCTGGGATGATTTGATTCGTCTTAAGTTTAGATTGAAATCAACAGCTCCAGGTTATGCATGGGATCCTATTAAGATGAACTTTGCTGCTGCGTTTAATCAAAACGGTACATCAGGTTCAACTGAGATGACAATACCTTTAACTAGTGTTATCTATCTTGATCCTACAGCTACTAAGTATGTTAATGCTACTATAGAGACGAATCCTAATATTGATCCATACACATTGCATCGTGTTTTGTTTTTGAATCCAGTAACAAACATAGGTATTATTGCTGATGCTACTGCAGCTGGTGCAATAAACATCGATCAATCAAGATTAGAACCTAATACAGAGTATCGAGTAATGATGATGCTAAACATGGATAGTATTCATAACTTATATGCTGCTGCTGTTACAGTATCTGATTATACTACAGCTCAAGCCGAGTTTGTACAACAGAACTTAGATGGTACATATAAAGGTGAATCTATTATTACAGGAGCTGGTTATTTAGCTGCTGATGTTAATCGTTCAAAGACATTTGATGGTGGTGACTTAACAAAGTTATACTCACAAGTAATCGGCGTTGATAAGTTGTTTATTTTACCATCAAACTACGCTGCAGGAACAGATATGTATGCTTCAGTTCCAACGTTTACTGATAGTACATTCAATGCATTAACACCAGCAAACTGGAAGGATATTACGAATAGTTATGTTACTTTCAAGACTGGTCTTATAGGACAGAATAAACCTTTAAAGCTTAAGTTCTTAATCCCTGGTGATATAAATCGTTCACACTCATCTCAGATAGTTATTAACGGAGCTATTGCAACAAACGCTGCTGTATCATTAAAGACTAACTCAACAGCAAACAAGACGTTAAACAGAACAGTTGCTGCTTCAAATATTTCAGTAAGCTTAGCTAATCAAACTCTAACATCTAATACTATCGAGATACCTATCAAGGTTAATACGAATGGTAATAAGTTATCAGGTTTACAGTTTGAGTTCAGATATAATCCTGCTTCTATTAAGTTTGAAGAGATTATGAACCAGATGCCAAACACATGGTATGCTTTTGCTGATAATACTAAGCCAGGTGTTATTCGTTTTGGTGCATTAGATAAAGCTCTTAACTCATCTGTTACAGGAGAACTAGTACCGTTTAAGCTTAAGTTTACTGCAATAACAAACGGTTTAGATATGAATACCTTGATTAAAGTAAGTCCAGTAATGGATGCTGCGTCAAGTACAGGTTCTCAGTTAGGTATTACACTTAACTCTGACACTATTAAGATCACTGGATACAACAACTTTTAATATCTAACCACTATGAAGAATACATTATTGTTATTATTGCTTATCACTTTTGTGTTTGCATGCTCTGATCTTGAAAAGTTTGAAGATACTCCGATAAATCTAGGTGCAAAAGCTACTTCTACAGAAATATTGAGTGCAACATCTATTGGTGGTAAGGTTACAGCTTTATTTGCAGTAACACCTGGAGCTAAATACTCTGTTCAAGTTTATTCTTTTGCTGCTATTGAACCAGTAAAGACTTTACCATTAACAGCAGAGACTGAGATTACAACAAAGATCTACGACTTTAGTGACCTACCAGACGGGTTATATGACTTAACATTAACAGATGTGTCTGGTACATCTATTAGAAAACCTTTAGTTATTAAACGATAAACAACATGTCAGAAGAAGCAGAAAGCACAGGAGGCTCATTAAAGAGCATCTTAATCGGATTAGCAAGTACTATCGCACTAGGTGTTGGTGGTTACGTTACAAAACAATTAACAGGTGAAGGTGATGAACCAGCTCCAGCAGCAACAACTGCAGCAGCTCCTGTTATTAATATTAATCAAGCAGCGGCTGCTCCAGCACCTGTAGCTAAAACTATTATTGTTAACAAGACTGCTGGCCCTGCGGCACAAGCAGCTCCAGCTCCAAAACCTAAGCCTAAAACAGCAAAGGAAGAGTTAGAAGAAGCTCCTAAGTGGTAATATCATGGAACAAAGTACAAGTACAGGGTTTAAAGACCTGTTAAATCAAATGATGACAAGACGATGGCTAATAACAGCTATTGTTCTTGGAGGTTTTATGATTATTATTGGTGGTATTTTCTTAGCTATTGCTCAGAATACTGCTATTGCTGGCGAGTGGAAAGAGTTATTGCTTTTATTACTAGGTGCATTTATTGGTTCTTATGGTAAGATCATTGACTATTGGTTCTCTGATACAGACAAAGACAAGATGCTAGTCCAAAAAATGGATGAGGAGGATGGCGTAAGCATGTCTAATACTTCAGATATGCCTGCAGCTCCACAGATTAATAATACTCCAGAATCAGTAGTATTACTACCAAAAACTGAAGCAAAACAAACTGGTACCGAAATCGATGAAGACGGTGACGGAGTTATGGATGGCTTAGATGTTGATGGTGACGGTAAGATTGATGTATACTTTGCACACAGACAATGCGAACACGTATGGGATGATGTTGACAATGACGGTGATGAAGAGTGTGTTAAGTGTGGTAAAATAAAAGACAATGAAGAAACTGTATGAAAAAGTTAAGCATATTCTTAAGTGCTTGTTTTATATTCTTTCTAGCTTCCAGTCATAAGACTCAAGCACAGATAGCAGCAACGAGAACAGAGTCTTATACTGCATCTTTTGAGAAGAAGATAAACATAGATTCTTTAATGGACTATGAAGGTCCAAAGATTCCTATACAGTTATTATCTTTAGGTATAAACGAAGA